GAAGAGTGAAAAATTTGTTGAATTGGATAATTATTTTAAAACCGATTTTACGTTTTGTGATATGGATTTGCGTTTAAGAACGGAATACGAGGATCATGAAAAACGTAGGAAAAATAATTTTAAGTATATTAATAATAAATCAAAATATGTACCTTTTAGTAAAAGTAATTTACCCGTAGAAGATGTAAATATTCCTTATAGTGATTTCGAAGATGTTGATTTAGATTTTAATACTAGTACAGTTAGATTTAGTAAATATAAATCTAAGTCTTATGAGGCTTTAGTGGATAATAATAAAATATATAATAAATGTGAAGTAGATAATAGAGATTATAATGCATTATATTACGCCGCTCTTAAATTACGGCAGATTATAGTAGTGTTAGAAAATATTCGTTTACCATTTAAAATAAGTAAGTTATTTTCTAAGAGTAAAAGTGTAGAACATATAGAAATGGATGTATTGAACTACCAAGGGAATGTTGAGCAAGATGTTGGTGGTGATACAGCTGTGGTCCAAACAACTACGGCACATAATGTTGTTTTAACAGAAACAGAAGTGACGCAATCTGATAGTACAGCTATTCCTAATCCAGGGTGGAGTAGTTTTGCTAGTTCAGATGTAGTCAGTAATATGGATTCTTTAGTGAATCGGTGGTTTAGAGTAGGAACATATCCTTGGAGTGTTACTGCTTCTCGTAATACCACATTAGTGTCAATAGATTTACCACGTACTGCTGTTTTTCAAGATACAACTACTTGTAATCAACCTAATCAGATACCTTTTCGAATTCATAGATATTGGCGTGGTGATATTACAGTTAAAATACATATAAATTGTAATAAATTTCAAATTGGCCAACTTCAATGTAGTTGGTATTATCAACCTAAGGCTGATGATTCATTTATTTCTAAAGCTAATGTATATACTCGAAGTGGTACACACCATTGTGTAATTTCAGCAGCTCCTAATAATGAAGCTGAGTTGCACATTCCATTTAAAGCTTTTAAAAGTATGTATCATACAAAAACATTTGCAGGAGATGGTAAAGATCTTCCATTAGATTTAGGTACTTTATTTATAACAGTATTAAGTCCCCTTAAGACTACAGGTGAAACATCACCACGGTGTAGTTTTACTGTTTTTGTTAAATTAGAAAATAATGAGTTTACAGGAATGCTTGCAGGTAATGTAGACACACCAACTCGAGCAGCAGATCCCTTACATTATCAGATGGATAGCATAGGAACAATTTTACAAACTGCAGTCCCTATAGTAGAAAAGTTACTTACACCTAGTAATAATGATCCTAATCGTGATAATCCACCCGATAATCGACCACCCAGTTATTTTGTTCCTACAGCATCTCATTCATGGTCTATAGGTACTAATTTGTCGGAACCTTTACAGAATTTGCGATTAAGTGGACGTGCACAGACAAAACATCCTGATGTTGATTTTGATGAGATGAAAATAGATGTATTAAAACGTAAATATATGTTACTTTCTGTGTTTTCTTGGTCTCAACAAAATGCAAACGGTCAGTTGTTGTGGAGTATGCCAGTTAATCCAATTCCACCAAAGGATAGAATGTTTGAAGTATCAACAGCAGGTATTAATACGTTAGCACAATATCAATTAACAACTGTAGGTTTTTTAAGTAGTATGTTTCAATATTGGCGCGGTTCAATAGAGTATAGGTTTGATATTGTTGCTTCTCAATTTCATAGTGGGAAAATATTGTTAGCATATGTTCCTGGTATAGCTGAAGGTGCAACTATAACTATTGAAGAGGCGCGTGCTTCTCCGAATATAGTTATTTCGTTGGATAATGCTATGTCATATACTTGGCGTATTCCCTATGTTGCAGATACACCATGGTGGGCGCGCCGCTATGCAGGTGAATCTGTTAGTAACAATACCCGATCTCCTTCGAAAATTTTTGCATTTGTATTAAATGAATTAGTTTTAGCGGAAACTGTTCCTGATTCTTTAGAAATATTAGTCTATATGAGAGGAGGTGAAGATATGGAATTTTCTATACCTGTACAACCTAGTATTGGTTTAGGTTATGATAGTACATATATTGCAACTAGAAATAATGATAATATTTACCCTGTAGCTCCTACTGATACATACTATGCTGGACAATGGTCATCTACTCCTATAGTTAAAGTTATGCGGCGTGCAGCAAGTGCAAATGCGGTGGCACAGTTCACAACGCCTATTACAGATAGACCTGTCTTTTATAGATTAGGTGGAGGATATCCAGTTGCAGAACATCCAAATGGGCAAGTATATTCTTGTGCATATTATATTTTATTGCGTCCGATAATGTATCCCGATTTTATTGCTGTTCCAATTTTAGGCTCAGTTACACCTAATATAAGTAAAGTAGAGACTATTGTGCGTGCGGCATTTGCTAATGATTATAAATATGGTTCATGGATGAGTGAATTTCTTGCTCTAGCGTCAGGAAGTTTGAGTGATCTAACTGGCTTTATACCTTATTCAATATCTGATGATAAGAGCACGTATGGTGGAGGTAAAGGTGTAGTTTTAACTGCCACAACAGTATCACCAACATTAGATTTAACAAGTTTAGAATATCAAGGTAATAGAGAGGAATCTTTGGCACTTGTAGATAATACGCAGAATTTAGCTTCTACACGTTCTGGTTTTCTTACGTTTGGTGAAAGTTTTAGTGATTTAAAAGATTTATGTCGTAGATATCAAATTTATGGATGGACTACAGTTCCAAAAACAAATATTGAACGTGATCCTGGTGCTTGTAGTTTTATTTTTCCTGTTTTACCTCAAGGACTCGAGTTATCTTTAAATACGTCTACTGCAGTTAATCAAATATGGAATCGTGCGCGAGAAGGTCATATTCCATTAATAGCATCGTTATATAGATTTTATAGAGGGTCAATAAGAATTCGTATTATTGTAAGTAATGCAAATGGGTTAACAATGTGGGCACAACATCGGCCTGATAGACTTTTGTATCGTGATTCAATTGTTCCGTGTACTGAAGTATCTACAGCAGAAGCAGTGTTTAATCATACGTATGGTGTGTATATGCAAGATATGAGTGTTAATAGTATAGTAGAATTAGAAGTTCCTTTTTATCAGCGTGCAAATTTTGGTCTTCTTCAGCCACCATCTCTTCTTGACAATAATGAATGGGCAGCGTATTATAGTTTAGGAGAAATAAGTGTAGGATTTTTTGGAGATCAGCCTTCAGCTGATATTCGATGTACTATATATTATTCAATAGCTGATGATTGTCGTTTTTCTACTTATCAAGGTGTTCCTCCAATGGTGTTGATTGATGATTTGCCCGAATTTCAATCTTCATTGCGTTATCAAGGTAATGTGAGTGAACCATTAAATTATCAAGGATTTTCAGATTATTTTAGTAGAACTCCAAAGGAAATAGGAGCAGAAGTTGCAGATGGAGCAACGGAAACACTTACTCAGAATATACAACCTATGTTAAGTAGTTTTTGTAATACACTTAAAACTCAATTCTCGGATACATATGAATCGGTAACGAATAGTATAAAAGGTCTTGATGTATCTACTAAATTGTCACATATAGCATCACAAATAATACACGCTGTCAACAATCCATCAACATCAACAATAATAATATCAGTTATATCAATTTTAATAACTTTAGGTTTAATAACATATAGTGTTTATACTGTAGTTAAGGATTATTTAATAGCTATTTGGGCTTGGATAAAGAATAAAGTGACTTCGAACGAACGGCAAGAAGAAGCTGAAGTCCCACAAGATCCATTGCATTATCAATCGGAAGAAACACATAATGCAGTTACAGGATTTCTGTCATTAATCTGTGGAGGATTATGCACTTTATTTGGATTTAAGAATGATAATTTACGTTATAAGAGTCCTTCAGACTGTTTATTTAAGAATATAGATAAAGGTATGAAAATGTCAAATGTTTGTTTCCAATTTTTTAGAAATTTGTTGTCTGTTATTGGTGATATGAAAGCGTGGATTGTAGCTCATGTTTATCCTGGGTTAAATGCAGCGGAAATGCTTATGGAGGGGAGAAATATTATTGAAAAATGGGTAGTGTACTCTCAAGATTTATTTGATCCTATGTTAGCTCAAAATATTAAATATGATAGAAAAATGCAAATGAAATTGTTAGATTGTTATGCTTTTGGGAAAATATTACGTGTTAAAGCATTAGAGACACAATATCCTGCTATAATTCAATTAATTAATACGACATTTGATAAATTACATAAATTACATGTAGACCTCGTAGCTCAAGGTATAGATCCGCAAGTACGTAAAATGCCATTTACAATCTATAATTATGGTCAACCTGAAATAGGAAAGAGTCATCTTACAACTAATTTGTGTGCAGAATTGTGTAAAGATCAAAAAATAGAAACTGAAACTAGTTTAATGTGTATTTTAAATGCTACATCAAAATTTTGGGATAATTGTGATAGACAACCTTGTCTTGTTATGGATGATGCATTTAATATTCGTAAGGGACAAATGCTTGAGGATCAAATTGCTTCAATATTTAATGTAGTTTCACCCGTAGTATTAATACCTCCTAAAGCAGCTGTTGAAGATAAAGGTAGACCTTATAATCCTGAAATATTTATTATTAATAGTAATATAGATTTCTTTCCTACAGAATTGTGTTTAAACGATAAAGCACTATGGAGACGGAGAGATATTTTAATTAAAACTGAATTAGATTTAGATTTTGTTAAAGAAGGATGTATACATTGTCAAAATAAGTTAAAAGTAAATGCTTCACTTCCAGCTGAAGCTGTGGCATCTCTTAAAGATTTTCATCATTTAAAATTTAAATATACATTTGATGTAACAAATAATCAATGTGTGTACCAACCTGTAAATAAGTATTTAAAATATCCTGAATTATTAGATTTACTTAAAGATATTTTTAAAAAAAATAGGGAAACAGAAAATTTAAAATTTGCCGATAGAGTAAATTTTGCAAATAGTGTAATAGGTGATCGTGTTTCATTAGTTGGTAATGTAGATAATTTAGAGAAATTATGGAATGATGCTGTAACCAGTAGTGCATTAAGAAATGAAACGATACATAATACTACGCTTAAAACTATAAGTAAACATATGTCGCAGCGCGTATTAGATAGTTGGTCAAATGCTAAACATGGCATATTAAAAAGTGTGTATGATACGCTTCAACCAGCTAATAATCGTTACTTTCATAAGAATCCTGAGTGTGAAGAATGTTGTAGAATTAAGTATCAATGTATGTCGTGTAAAATAAAGTTAGAGACATACATGCGTCAGCATGAATGTGTTCCATCTACAAGTAGTGTAGATTCTGTTGAAATTCTAGATGATAAATTTCAGGGTAATACCGTAGTAACACCTCCGTTTGTACCAAAAATAACATTAGAATGTAATGATACTTTTAACGAATGGATTTCAAATTTGTCTACTTTCTTTTCAACAAAAATTTTACATGATTTCAATAACTTTTTGGAGGAAAATTCTGCATATTTAATTTATAATTTACGTAGATATCCTAAGTATGCACGTAGTATATCTGTTTTTAAGCAAATGTGTGAGCGGTTGTGTGCGTGTACACATAATTGTAGTGTAAATATTCCATATCTTCATGATGGATGTTTAACGTTTATTAATCCGCAACGTTTAGAGCATCCTGATGTAATTTGTCAACTTGTGTGTAATAATAAATGTTATATGCTTTTACCATGGAAAATTAGGGAAACAGCAATAGTATGTAAGAAACATCATCCTGAAAATTTTGAACCATGGATGGAAGGTATGTGTGAAAAAGATGCTGAGGCGCGCTTTTCTTTTGATTCAATTTTTTCTAATATGGTGAAATATGTATATGATTTTTATTATAATAAAATGAAACCTGCAGTTAAGGCCGTTTTCTCTTTCTTTTCTACATTTGGTGGTTGGATTTTAGGTATTACAATGTTAAGTACAATATTTTCTACAGTTATTTTAGGTGTTAGTGCTTATGAAGTAGTTAATAGTAGTAGTGCGGTTAGAGGGCCGCCAGTATCTGGTAATCGTTTGGTCGAGTCAGCATACACTCCAGCTGTTACGTATCAGAGTAAATCATATGATGGCGGAAAGCCTAAAGTAAATAAAGTAAATAGACCAAAAATTCGTACTCCAGTTAAACACTCTAAAGATTTAGAATATCAAAGTGCCTCACAGTTTTTGCATGTTGAAGAACTTTTAACAAAAAATTCTGTTCCTATATATGCAAACTTTGTTGAAAATGGGAAAGAACGACGTGTAGTTAATTATGGCTTAATGTTGCGAGATCAGTTAATGTTGATTCAAAGACATTATTATGATTTCTGGCTGCGTTTGCCTAAAGAAACTACATTTACTATTCCTATTCCTGGTGGTAAAGAAATTCCTCTGCATAACTTTTTCGACTTTGAGGTCGATTGGTTTACAAATCCAAATCTGGAATGGACAGATAGTAATTTTGGTGTTTTACATTTACCTAATATAGTTCCAGCTTTTAAAAATATTGTAAAATTTATAGCTAAGTCTAGTGATCATGAATATATAAAATCTGATAATGTTTATTTGTATAATTGCGAACTTAAACGTGCGATGCATTGTAATATGAATGTAGAATTAAATAAAACAGTTACTGGAGATACATGGTTGCGATTGGATGAATGTTATTCTTATAAGTATAGTAAAGAAGGTTTATGTGGAAGTGTTTTATTGTGTAGCTCATTGCAAAATCCCATAATTGGTATTCATTTTGCTGGTAATTCTACATCTGGGTTTTCTGAACCCATATGTAGAGAAAGTTTTGATTCTAATATTAAATCAGATTATTCATATGAGTGTCATGATTTATTATTGGAAGACAATGAATCAAAATGTGGTGATTTTTCTACATTATTGTATCCACAAGGTACAATTCCAGCAAAACATGTTCATCATCAAGGTGGTGTTACACAGTATATTCCTAGTTTAATTCAAGGTGTGTATGAAGTTGATACGGAGCCTAATCCATTAAGTTTAAGTGACCCTAGATTACCGAAAGGTTCTGCACCATTAAAGCTTGGTGTTGAACATATGGGAAAGCCGCCTATAGATTTTGAAAATGAATTACTAGATCCAGCAGCAAACGATTTGCAAATTAAAATTTTAAATACTGTGCACCCAGTTAGAGTTAAAATAGATAAATTATCTCTTCAAGATGTTATATGCGGTAATGTTAATGTTAAAGGCTTCGAGCCTCTAGAATGGTCATCAAGTGAAGGTTTCCCATTGAAATCATTAAGGCCTAATGGTGTAAAAGGTAAGAAGTGGCTTTTTAATTTAGATGAAGAACCACAAGGGTATGTTCTTAAAGGTATGCATGGAGAGCTTAAGAGACAATTGGTTATAAGTGATACATTGCGAAAGAAAGGAATTCGTGTTCCTACAATTTTCACTGATTGTTTGAAGGATACGTGTATTGATAGGGAGAAGTGTAAGATTCCTGGTAAAACTCGAATATTTTCCATTTCTCCTGTTCAATATACGATTGCTTTTAAGCAGTATTTTGGAGATTTCTTAGCATCGTATCAAGATAGTCGTATAGATTCAGAACATGGTATAGGCGTAAATGTAGATTCAATAGAATGGACTCAAATAGCAAATTATTTAACAAAATTCGGTAGTAAAATAGTTGCTGGTGATTATAAGAATTACGGCCCTAGTTTAATGTTAAAATGTGTAAAAAAAGCTTTTGATATAATTATGGCATGGTATGAAAGGTACGATCCTGATGAAGAAAGACAGCTTGTACGGCGTGTCCTTTTATCAGAGATTTTACATGCAAAACATTTATGTCTTAATATAGTTTATGGTGTACCTTGTGGTATACCTTCAGGTAGTCCTGTTACTACTCCTCTTAATAGTATAGTTAATTGTTTATATTTAAGATGTGCTTGGGTAGATATAGTTAAGGAACCATTTAGTGTAATGAATGATAATGTAACTATTTTAACATATGGTGATGATGTTTGTATGAATGTAAGTGATAAATATATTAATGTTTTTAATACTACAACTTTGAATAAGTTTTTCTTAAAGTATAATATAGTATTTACTGATATAGATAAGAGTGATAATATAGTAGATTATAGAACGTTAGATAATGTTACATTTTTAAAACGTGGCTTTAAACATCATCCAAATTCACATGCGTTGTTTTTAGCACCTATAGATGAACAGAGTATTCGAAAATGTGTTAATTGGATAACTCGCAAGGGTGATCCAAAACTTAATACTCTAGAAAATTGTAAACAAGCATGTGAATTGGCTTTTGGCCACGGACCACGATATTATAATGCAGTTCGAGAAAGACTCCAACATGAATGTGTAAAGAAACTAGGTACTAGTTTCGTTGCGCCATCATGGTATGAGAAATCTAAAGTGTGTTATAATTTGTGATCATAATATAAGTTTTAGTTGTTTTATGTATAATTTTAGACTAAACACTTAAAATATCTGTGCCTAGATTAACA